CCCCGTTAAAATCCCTGACGTTGCCAGGTCGTTAACACAGCTTTTCTTTCACGAAGATGGCGTCGAGGATGGGATGGGCGAAAGTGCCTGACTGCACCATCGACGGCAGCTGGGAAAGAAAATCGGTGTAGACCGCGCGCTCAATGTCGTAGAACGAAAGAAACTGATCGAGATCCTGGACGGAGTACGGGGGCAGCGCGGCCTGGTAGGGTTTTACCAGGTCGGGGTGCCCGTCGCGCTCCCTCCGGATCCCGCTCCGCTCAAGACAAAGCTGCACGATCTGGTGGAAAACAGGAGTGGCCACTGAGGAGAGACTGAGAGCAGTAAGCTTCTGTTGAAGTCGCGTAGTGTCTAATTCAACGCTGTGCGACTGGAAGAGCTTGCCGATATAACGTCCGGGGCGCGGAGCGAAGTGGAGGGTGGGCTCTGAGAACAGACCGCCGCCCAAGAACTCCGCTTCCAACGTCTCCCCCTGCACAGGCTCAACACCCATCTTAACCTCAAAACCGGCCCGGCGCAAATCATCACGCGCTGCCACTACATCCAGTCCGTCGGCAAAAGAAATATTGTCGTCACCGAACTGGAAAATGGTAGCGGCGCGTGAATTGCGTCGGAAGACACAAATCATGATCACCAAACCAATGATTGTGCCCATAAATGAGGTATCCGAACGCCCGGAAGCCATAAACGTTTCCAGGTCATACCCGAGAACGCGGCCATCAGGGAGTTCGATAAAGATGTTGATCCTGCGGGTGGCCATAGCCATCCAAACCTTGCGGACCAGCCCGCTTCGAAGGGGAACCAGGCGGCGCACCAAGGTGTTGAAGTGGCGGACAACAGCTTCCTGATAAACACGGCGCTGCGAAAGGTCGAACATGGAAAAATCGGACCAGAAAATGGTCTCGTAAGTCTGCATGTCGCCCATAATCGCATTGAAGTCGGCCCAGTTACGGCCAGGGCCGTAGACCGGGTAGATCTCCGTGCCGGGCACCGCGCGCGAACCGTCCCAATACTCCTTCAACAGGGTAGAAAGACGTCGCATAACAGGGCCCATGATCATCAGGAAGTGGAGATCGGGTGTCATAATGGTCCGCGGCTTCAAGATCTTGCCCGGGGAGTTCAAGACAATTTCGTTGGATTTTACCATTGTCGAAAAAGTCAAGCTCCCCGGAGACCGAGCGAGAGAGCGACCAACCTCAGAACCGAGATTGGCCACACGATTCAAGACCGACTGATACTGAGCACGGCGTCGAGCGGGGAAAGAACGCACAAAATCTCCAATAGATTCAGGAGACTCGTGGTCCTCCAGCTGGATCGCTTTCAGCTCCGTAGAAAAGCCCAACGTATTCGAAACGACCGGCGGAACCCGGCAATTGCGCAAACGGAAGGCGACAAACTTATTATGAATACAATTCGAGAAGTTCACGCCAACATAGGGCTCACCCTGTATCATCAGACACCCGAAGACCCGGTGGTAAAACCGCGGAACACAGTCCTCGCGATCGACAGCATCAAAGTCGTCCGGGCAGTCATCACGCAGGGAGGCATACTCCATGGGATACTCCTGCCGGAAACACTTGCTTTGATGTGCCACCGGGTTGGTTGTCCACTCCTTTTCTCCGACGCCCTTAAGCCAGCGCCACGCGTAGCAAATCCACCACCACAACGAAATGAGGGGGTGGGTGCACGCGTAACACAGCAAAGCCCAGAAACTCCAAATCCAACCGCCGAGCGAGGAGCGCACTCCCGGCTCAAGCATTGCTTCATCCACCATCTTAATGAGAGGACGGAGAGAGGCAAAGACAATCGGAGATGGCAAATCTGGGTAGGTCTGCCGGAAAATTTCCACACAACGACGACGTTGGTAGTCCTTATCCGCCATGTTCCGACGGCGGGTAAGGTCCAGAGCCACATCCGCGACGACATTGCGGTCTAGGACCACAATGACACCGTCATCGTTCTCAAAAACCAGATAGTCGTGCCACAAAAATGTGGAACGGGTATCAGGCCCGGAGAAAAAGCCGTCGAACAGAACGCGCCAACCGGGGCGGTTCATCTGCTCGACATAGCGCGACAACGGCTTGTCGAAGATGCTGCGGTTAGGGGGGGGGAGGAGAGGAGAGAAGAGGAGTTCCGCCACCTCGGAGCAAGATCCCTGGTAGTACTGACGCTGCGTCAGGCAGAGATAGCCGCAAGGTAGCTGAACACCACCAGAATACAACAGTGAGGGAAATTCGTGCACGTAATGGAAATGATTTCCTGCCACGTGCATCTCCAACACCAGCCGTTTCTCCTCAAACCCCCGGGCCCCGCTGCGTCTAACGCGCAGTAGGGCTTCACCCACGCACTTATCACCATCAGTAAATTTCGTGTAGAAAGATTCAAATATGTGATGATAAGAAAAGGCTCGCACGCCTGTTCCCAGTAGATGGCAGAGCTTACACAATTCGCTAGCAGACATAAAATATATGCTGTTTGCAAACATGAGATTCCACCCACCAGGAAGAAGAGCATCCGCGAACAAATCACGGACGCCCACGAAGCTCCCCCGCCCTCGCACAACGTCCCCGGGCATAAGCTCGGGGACGACGTGGAACGCCCGATCAAAGGGAATTCCAAGTCGTGCGAGGATGGAGAGGTTTCGCCCACAGGCGCCACCAACGTCAATGATTCCTTTTCCGACTCCCTCGCCACTGACGGGGACCAGGCTAGAGAGCATATACTCAGTAGCCCGATAGCGATCAGTGGCAAGAGATTCATGAGGATTAGAAACCATACTGACAGAATACCAAAAGCGCTGACGTAGAACGCTTCAGGGTTCTGGACCCAAATTGTG